TCAACCGGCACGTCCTAAAATCTCGCCATTAAAAGTAAAGATTCAAAAGCCAAAAATTCCAGCACCAGCAAAGCCAAAAATAGCTTCGTTACATGTTAAAGTGGCTCGGCCAAAAGTGCCACAACCTGCCATGCCAACAGGACTGAAAACAATCCCAGCGCCTAAGGTTGGCCGTCCACACGTGCCACAACCAACGATGCCACATCTGAGAGCAATCCCGGCTCCGCGAGTGGGACGACCTTCAATGGCTGGCGTTGTGGGAGCGGTTCGTAGTGGGATGTCAGCGGCAGCAAGTGCCGCTCGAGCTGGTGGTGCCCAGATTTCGGCAGCGGTTCGAAGCGGGGTTAATCAAGCGGTTGCGGCGGCTCGTTCGGCTGCTGGAGCCATGCGTGGCGCTGGTGCAATGATCGGTGCTGGTTTAGCTGCCGGTATTCGTTCACAAGTTGGCGCTGTTGCCGCGGCTGCTGATGCTCTAGTTGCTCAAGCAAATCGAGCAGCTAGGGCGGCGGCTAAAGTCCATTCACCATCTCGACTATTTGCTGAAATCGGTGATTATATCGGTCAAGGAATGGCTTTAGGGATTAATGGCACAACGGGACTAGTTGCTAACGCTGGTAGTAATATCGCCAATGCGGCGGCTAGTGGTGCTAACTTAACGAGTTCGCTGAACACGCCAACCGTTTTAACCCGCCAAGCATTATCTGCACCACAAACAGCCCCGACATCTACACCATTCAGCGATGGAATGTCACCATATGCTAATGTAACCAATGCTAATAATAGCTACGGTGGTGCAAGCAAGGTTAATGAATATCATTTTAGTTTTGGTGATATTCGTGTGGCCGGCGGATCTGGCGAAGAAACTGGTGCGCAATTACTTGCGAAGATTGAAACTGAATTAAGAAAAGTCGACGATGGTTCAATGAGTTAGGAGGGATGACATGGCGACAAAAAAGAAAGCTAAGAAGAAAAAGAAAAGTACCCAAATGGGCTTTTATTTAACGAATTCCAAAAATGGCACGATTCAATTACCAGTCAATCCCGCCGAAGTCTCGCTGAAGTGGGAGAAAGACAATCAAACGTATGATGTTTCTAGGCTAGGTCAAATTAGTATTCCTAAATACACTAAAGTTAGGGAAGTAAGTTTAACTTTCCCATTACCTTTAGAACCCGACGATGTCCATTATACTGCTTCAGACAAGCCGTTTAGTGGTGCGCAGAAGTATATTGATTGGCTAAAACAAGCCTATAAAGGACGCAAAGCAATTCGATTAGTTGTTTCCACAACTAAAATTAATTTCACTGGGACTTTAGATTCATTGGAGATTCCATTAAAAGAGGGATTTGCCGAAGAATATCCCGTGACAATTACGCTACGGCAATATAAAGCGTACAAAGCTCGTAAAGTTAAAAAGGCTAAAAAGAGTAGTAAGAAAACAAAAATCAGTAAAAAAGGTCAATCCAGAGCCGCCCCACCTAAAAAAGTTGGCCGGGGTTCTACTGTGGTGGTTAACGGCCGATTATATCGAGATTCACAAGGCAATGGAGCTGGAGCAACGGAACGCAACGCCCAACGGAAAATTTCATTGATTGCTAAGGGTGCTCCATGTCCCTACCATATTACAACTACTTCTGGTGGTGATCGTGGTTGGGTTAAAGGCAGTGCGGTGAAGGGGGCGTAATTATGAGCATCACTACTTTTGCTACTCGTACCCCAGGAAGCAAGACCCTTTGGGATTTGCGAGAAATCGTGACTGATGTTAAATGGATTACTGATATGAATTATTCAGCTGGCACGCTTACTTTTAAGCTTGTGGAAGTTGATGAGGGTTACACACCCCATAACGGGGATGATATTTGGTTTCGTTGGAACGGTAAAAAGATTTTCAAAGGTAAAGTTTTCAATGTTAAGTATAGTGACGACGAGGCATTTGATGTTACCGCTTATGATTCTCTACGTTATTTCAAGAATCAGGATTCACTGGTGTTTCCCGCTTCCACACTCTCACAGCGCTTTACGACGGTTGCTAAATTGGCTGGGGTCAAGCACAAAGCAACCAAAACAGCGTATAAAATCCCAGCCGAAGTGTGTGATTCAAAAAGCTATTTTGATATGTTAAAAACCAGTATTACTAGAGTTCGCCGGGCGACTGGCAATCATTATTTTCTAGCGGATAACTGGGGCGTATCTGAACTTCGAAAGTATCCGTATAAGAAATGTAATTTTATCTTAGGTGATAAATCTTTATTAACTGGATTTTCTTTTGAAAAATCCATTGACGATGCGGCTAACGTGGTACGAATTATCAAAGAGAACAAGAAAAAGAAATCCCGGGAAACCTCAACGGCCAAAACTAAAGGCAAAAAGACGAAAGCAACTAAGTCAACAACGAACGACCCCAAGAATACCAGTTATACAAAAACAACTGTTGCCGGTGATTCAGTTGCTATCTGGGGTAAGTTGCAATATATCGAAAAGGCTAAAGATAAAGCCAATGCCGCTCAAATGAAGCAGCGGGCGAAAGATTTAATGAAAGCTAAAAACAAACAAACTTTCAGCTTAACTTTAAAAGCTTTGGGTAATACGAATTTGGTAGCTGGTAATTCCGTCCCAGTGCAAATTAAGAGTTTGCGCCAAATTGGGTTTGGCAATAAGTACGCTTTGATAAAAAAAGCGACCCATAACTTTACTGTTGATTACAATGTTGAGTTAGAAATGCGGGTGGTGATGTAATGGCTGGCGAATGGATGTTACACCAGATGAAAGCGCGTGGCGGCAATCAGTCTGATTATTCTGATGTGGTATTTGGTACTGTTCAATCAGTAAAGCCGTTAAAAGTTCAGATTTCTAATCAATTAATTTTAACGGATGACTTCATTACGCTTGGGCGACATGTAACGAAGCACAAAGAAAAAATGACTTATCATGATTATAAAAATGATGCAGATATTACTCGCACAGAAGATGTCATTATAGATGAATCTTTAAGGGCCGGTGACGGGGTTGCCATGATTCGCCAAGATGGCGGTCAGCAGTTTTATGTTTTTGAAAAAGTAGCAGACGAGGAGGTGTAGCTGTGGACGAAGAAATTGAAGAAGTTGAAACAGAACCGGTTGAGGATGAAGCGGATGACGAGATTGAAGACGTCACTGAACCGACACTCACTTATCAAGTTAAAGATGGCCGGATTATCAATCTGGTTGATGGTTTTGAAGCAATGGTTCAAGCAATTGATAAGATTCTCAAAACTGAACGTTTTGTCTATCCAATCTATTCTGACCAATATGGGAACGATTTTCCGGAATTATTTGGCAAAGATTTTGGCTATTCGGAGGTTGAAGTTGAACGGATGTTGGATGAAGCGTTAATGGCTGATGATCGGGTATTATCAACTTCAGTTGATGAGATAGATGAGACTGATAGCACAACGTTGTTAGTAACTGGTTCTTGTGAAACTGTCTATGGCTCCATCCCTTTAGAAAAGGAGGTGAGTTTAGTAGATGAATCCTGAAGAATTACTAGCGGAATTGGATGAAATGGATTTCGATTATTTTATCGATTCCATGCTGGACAACGTCCCTGATAAGCTTGATAAACGGGAAGGGTCAGTAATCTACGATGCAATGGCCCCAGCGGCTACTGAATTGGCAGATGAAACCATTCGGTTAAAAACAATTATCAAAGAAACCTATACCTCCACAGCAGATGGTGAATTTCTGGATTTAAAGGCCCAGGAGAAAGGTACGGTTAGACAGGCAGCAACTTATGCGCAAGTGACTGTTAAGTTCCTGGATGCTGATGGAAAAACAATTGAAAACGTTGATATTAATGATCGATTCGCATCTTTGGGTGATGAACCGATTTTTTATTACGTCAAACGAATTAATGACGATAAAACCGGCTTGCTAGTTGCTGAAGAAGTCGGCACTCGGGCAAATGGCTATTTGGGACAAATTTTACCAGTGACGCCGAATGACACTTTGTCCTGGGCTGAAATTACAGAAATCTCCGTTCCGGCACGAGACGAAGAAGACGATGAACATTTACGTGAACGGTTGCTGTCGCCAAGTAATTGGGTAGCTTATGGCGGTAACGTGGCGGACTATCAAGACATGCTAGGCAAGCTTGATATCGTAGGCGCCGGGCAGATTTATCCAGCTTGGCAAGGTGGGAGCACGGTTAAACTGGTCATTTTGGATAATAAACTAATGCCGGCAAGTGAAGAACTGTTGAAGCAAGTCAAAGAAGCAATTGACCCGCCCAAGGATGGTGAGGGTTATGGTTTAGCACCGATTGGCCATGATGTGACGGTAATAGCGCCGGAGAAAGTCACGGTGGATATTACGACGAAAGTCGAAGTTGATCCTCAAAAAACATTGGAACAATTAACACCATTGATCCAGAAAGCGATTGAAGCATACTTTCAAAAGCGGCGGGAAGATTGGGATAATGTTGATACCAAGACCGGTCGGGGTTACTCGCTAAGCATTTACCGTTCACAGCTACTTTCTGAAATTATGAAAGTCGAAGGAGTAGTAAATACCACTTTGCCAACTTTGAGCGGATTAGAAAGTGATTTAGCAATGGTATTTAATGAAGAGAAATCTCAATTGCCAGTTGTAGGTGAGGTGAGTTTGGCATGAAATTAATCGATTATATGCCCGAGTATTATGACGGCGTTAAAGAAATGGTGGAACTGCTAAACTCGGAACAGCCAACCTTTGATAAGCAAGTCGATTTAATGACAAGACTGTTGCTCAACGGCTTTGTGATGAAGGCTGATTCACAAGGCTTGTCAATTATGGAATACGAATTAAAGATTCCGACCGATTTAAGCAAGTCTCTAGAAAACCGTCGTTACGATATTTTGATGCGGATTTTGCCACCACATCCGATTACGATCAAATATTTCCGAGAACTGTTAAAGTCATTTGAAATCTCTGTGGACGTAGAAGTTGATGCTGTTAAAGATGTGCTGCAAGCAATTGCCAAGTACGACGACATTAGTAAAGACCAAATGGACAGATTGAAGTATCTGTTAAACGTCTATGTCCCGGCTAACATTGATTGGTCAATTCTGACAACAGCAGATGCTGATAGCCAACTAAGTTTATTTATTGGGGTTGGGTCAACGTATTCAGTCGAGACATCTACAAATGTGAAGCTCAATGAGGAAGCTGAAAGCCGGTTGCCGGTTTACATCGGTGTGGTTCATCAGTTCGTTATTGAGACGGAAAACAAAGCAAAGGAGGGACAAGTGATTTGAGTAAATATAATGATACGCTTCTTACAAATGCTGGAGTCGACTTAGCTAGTCGAGCAGCACATGGGGATGCAAGTTTTAAAATCATTCGGGTAGAAAGTACAGCCGATGACTTATCCAGTAAGACTGAAGATGAATTAAAGGCTATGACAGCCATTCCGAACAAAGTTCAAGACGGTTCAATTGTCGGGCAAGAAGATACCGCGCCAGCTATTCAAGGCATTCGGCTACAATTCTTAAATACTGGGTTGACAAAATCCTACAGCATTCAAGCAATGGGTATTTATGCCAAAGAGGACGGGCAGGAACAGGAAATTCTTTATGCGATTACAACAGCAGAAAAGGAACATCCACAGTACATGCCGGACTTTGCTGATAAAGTTACTTTAAGGTTTGGCATGACCATTCGAGTTGTGGTTGGCGATAAGGCAAACGTGGTAATTGTGTTTGATCCAGATGGGTTAGCAACAATTAAATTTGTACAAGATGCGATCGCTTCCGTAAAAATTGATGATACAGACTTTGCCAAGTTGAGCAAAGATAACACTTTTAAAGGCATTAACAAGTTTGAAAAAGCGCCAACAAATAGCGTTGGCGTTGAATACGTTCTTAAGGATTATGTTGATAAGCTTGTCGCTGACGCCACGCAAGCAGCAATCGATCAATCCAAAGAAAATACCTTAACTGAATTTACCAAGCGAAATGTACCAAACCCATTCTGGACTGGTACAC